GTTCTTATCATCTTGGCCCTCGGGCTTTCGATGACAGGAATCGCTTATGTCGTCCTTCATTAAGAGTCTCTTGGTCCCTTTAGCCGAAGTAGTTCTTCGTGCTGTTTTTCGTCGTTCGAGTAGAACGACGAATACAAACCGTTCGCATTCTTCCGCGAACAACTCCAATATTGAGCGGAGTCAGAAATGACGAAGCCCAATATTAATACGCCAGATCACTACTACTATACTGTCCGTGCCTCTAATGGCAAGGGACCGTACGAGAAGCCTCTGCCGTATGAACTCCGCCAAGCCGATGTAACCTCATTTTGGACCAATGAGACTGGCACAACTGCCAGTATTATTGATATCGTAATGGATCGCACCGATAAGGCTTGGGTTCGTGGAGCTAGTGCAAATGCCTATAACCAAGCTTACGCACGTCTTCAGCAAGAAATTACTGATCGTGCGAACTGGGCTGAAACTTTGGCACAGTATAAGGAAACTTATGAGCTTGGAAAACTGCTTTTTGCGTCTTCCTGGGAAGATCTCGAGAGGATCGCGCGTATTTACAAACGTGCGAAGTATAAGTGGGCTGTACCGCTCAAATACCTGAATGAGGCTTACCTCATTTGGGTCTACGCGTTGCACCCGCTTATATCGGATTGTCAAGCAACGGCAAAAATCCTTTCTTCTGACGTCACTAAGCCTATCAAGGCCCGTGGCGCGGCGAAGGACACACCGCCAGATGATGATAGAAGCGGTCACTGGTACTTCCCAAGCTTCACAACGACGAAAGTTAATGTGAAAATTGGGGCTACTGCGACCGTTACCAACCCTAATCTCGAGAGGGCTCAGGCCATGGGTTTAACTAACCCTATCGCGTTGGCCTGGGACCTTGTACCCTTCAGTTTTGTCTTCGACTGGTTCTACGATTTTGGAGGTTTTCTCCATTCGTTAGATGACCTGTTTGGGATCGAACTAAAGGATTCTTACGTTTCGCGATCCGCCCGGACCTCCGGTTGGAAGAAGACTCATTGGGGTGGCCCTGCCTCTCCGATCTCTTATGACAACAAGAGTTCCGGTTTTGCTTTTTACAGGGAAGTCGGTAATATTCCGTTACCTACCCCTCGTTTGAAGCTCAACCTCTCGAAATGGCAGATTGTCCACGGGCTCTCTTTGCTCGCTGGCATCGCTGGATCGAAAATCAAATAGCAGGAGCTTTTCATGCCCAGTATGGCTGATATCACCGTCAAGAAAAACGACGGTACCACCAATGTTGTCTATACGGCGCTCGTTCCATCCGCCGGTGACAAGAGTGCCGCTTTCTGGCGTCAAACCGCTGCCTCAGGTATCCCCTCGGCCGGTCCGTCATTGAGCGTTTCCTCGAAGTCTTCGGTGAACGGAAAAGTCCGTATCGTCACCATCGATGGGTCCTACCCTATCACCAGCACCAACTCAACGACGGGGCTGACAACGGTGGTAGACCAGGACAAGTTCCACGCAGAATTCCAATTGAAGAGCGAGTTTGCCCAGGCGAACCATGATGAGCATGTTGCCCAGATGGTCAACCTGTTGGCCAGTACGCTTCTCCAAGCCGCAATTAAAAGCGGCTTCGCCCCGACCTGATGGTCGAGTCCCTTTAGGGATGGAATTTATCTTTCCTAGAAAGGAAGATGATGTCTGCTGGAAACGTGTCGGAAGCTATCCGCCGTGTCGCTTCGTCGATCTACGAGCGAATTGATACGCCAGTTTCCCTTGCTTGCGCCTTGCGGCTCAAGTACGGGTGCTGGAATGACATCGCCGAAAGGCGTGTTAACCCTCAAGATTACATTTGTGCCGAATCTTATGATCGTGATTCTATCGCGGTCAACCTACTTCGGAAGCTTCCGCTCCCAAGTAGTATTGATACGGCGGACGTCGCCTACCAGAAATGGTTGGATGACGAACGTTCGAATAAGAACACAAATGAACGTCTCAAGGCCATACAGACGTATCTCGATTATCCTTTGCATGCTGATCTCGATGATCCGCACTTGCAAGCGCAGCTTACTTTCGTACGCTGTGCTCGAAAATGGGTAAAGAGGTTCGTCGGTACAGTCCCCAGTTTAACGGGGCGTCCTTCAATGAGGTCTACGTATCTGCTGAAGGGGCAGGATTCGTTGATTATCAACAAATTTTGTACCTTACCTGAGCATACACTTCGTTGCACGATTGAGAATAGTCGTTTCTTCGAAACCGCCTGGTACAGAAATGTAGCGGGTGGCTTCTTAGGGGCGCCTATTATCCCAAATCTCCGGGATAAAATCGTACGTGGCAACCGGTTCACAACTGTCCCAAAAGATGGGACAACTGACAGGCCGATTGCCTGCGAGCCTACACTTAATGTGTATGCGCAACTTGGTGTGGGAGACGGTCTAAAACTCCGTCTTCGTAAGTGGGGTCTACTTGCCACGAAAAGAACTTGTGGTTTCGAATCACAAGAGTGGCATCGCACGCTTGCCCGTAGGTCCAGCATCACGGGTGAGTTTGCAACTGTTGACCTTTCTTCTGCTAGTGATACTGTGACAACACAGTGTGTTAAGCTGCTCCTTCCAGCGGATTGGCAGGTCCTTTTGTTCAATTACCGTAGTCCT